CCTTCCCGAACTATCAATCCGCATCCGTTCGGTTGGTGACGCTGCTCCATCTGCTGTTGTAAGGAATGTTAAACGTCCAGGCATATCATTTGAGCCAGGAGTTCCGTCAACAAACGCCATTATTGCTGCGGCTCTACTTTCTTTATCAGTTCCATCTGCACCTTGGAAGAATAATGATCCAATCTGATCATCAGCTTGAACTACTGTGTTTGATCCATCTGAAGTTCCTCTTGATTTACCAAAGGTAAGCGCAGAAGCATGAGCATCATCACCGTTATATATAAGACCCAATCTTCCATAATTATTAGTTGTTGATGACTCAAAAATGGCTAAAGGAGTACTACCAAAACTTGCTCCAGTAGTAGCAGTAGTACCCAACAACAAACGACCACTTGAGTCGATCCGCATCATCTCCGATGAACCACCAGAGCAAAAACGAATATCACCAACACGATGCCTGAAATTAACGTGATCTTGACGGTATTGAATTTCTCCTAATCTTGTAGTTGTATCATTTTCAAAAAAGCCAATTTCACTAATATCATCGGCACTTCGACCGATAAGTAAAATGTTTTCGCCACCACCATCTGCCTCCACACAAAGTGGATAACCTGTATTTGTTGTAGTCCTTCCTATTAAAACCCGATTATTCGTAGCGTCAACGTGAAGTGTATTTGTATCTACTGTTAGGTTTCCACTGATACCAAGGGAGGTAAGCGTTCCAATAGAAGTAATATTTGCTTGGGCAGCAGTTTGAATAGTTCCAGTTAAAGGGCCGCTAAACGCAGTTGCCGCAATAGTTCCCGTAAAGGCTGAAGCACTTTTATCCCATACAACATTACTGCTATCTCCTGCGAAGATAACATCTCCTGTAAACGTGCCACCAGTAAGAGGCATTTTGGTTGCGTCAGTTGAACTATCAGCAGCCCAAGTCAGTGTTGTAGGAGTTGACGCATCAGCCTTCAATACCTGACCAGCAGTAGGAGCAACAGCAGGAAGAGTAAGTGTTATATCTCCTGTCTGTGCTTGTGCTTTTAATCCTGTGTAATTAGTACCATCACCATCCGATTCACTAAGCCTTAATTCTTTTCCGTTATCAATAACTAGGTGGTCTGTCATTGTGCCACCAGCTTTAGGTAAAGCCGCATCAGCAGTTACCTGTGCAGCATCAGCAGCATCTTTAGCTGTCTTAACAGCAGCAGGAGTAGCGGCTGTAGTTGCACTTGTACTATCTGCTGCGTTTGTTAATTGAAGAACACCGACTGCACTTGTCGTTCCAGTGACAACTTTTGATCCCGTAATTTGAGCCGAATTAGAAATATCAGCATTAACAATTGCACCAGCAGTAATAGAAGTTAAACCTGCATTATTTATGCTTATGTCTCCTGTAACTGCAACTGCGGCTGCAACTGAAGTGCTTGCACCGTTACCTACAAGAATATAACCACTTGCTACTGAAGCTAATTTGCTATATGCAATCGCAGCATCACTTTTTATATCTACGTTCTGGATCGTGCCATTAGCAAGCATCGTTCCAGTAACAGTTCCAGTATCTCCAGTTGTAATTACTGTTCCTGTTGTGTCTGGAAAAGTAATAGTTTTATCTGACGATGTTGGATCTGCAACTGTTATTGTTGTCTCATAAGCATCAACAGTACTTCCCTCAAAAACAAGCGACCCAGTATTCCCAATCAATATTTGACCAGTTACTTCACCACCAGCTTTAGCAAGTTTTTCTGTCTCCAGTTCTTGCATTGCGTCTTGGACGTTTGTGCTAGAAAGCTGTCCATAAGGTGTGAAAGTAATATTGCTTGCTACCTGACCCGCTACGGTCTGAGATAAATCAATCTCATTCCATGAGGAGCCTGAAGAATTAGTAACTCCAAGAATGTAGTCAGGAGGTGAAAAGGCAACTACAGGAGCTGGAGCTTGAGCCGTCCCGGCTGTATCGACAACCACATATACGCCATCCGTGGTCGAACTGGGACTGGGTAAATTTGAACCTACGGCTAAACCAGCAGCTATACCAGCAGTCGTTGTACTAGCCATTTTTGATGTATTGGCGTTATATGTTCCACCAAAAACGAGACTTCCTTTCGTTAATGTTGTTATTGCTTGCCAAGCGTTTCCGTCATAGATAAAAGCATCTTCTGAAACGGTATCGAACAGTATTTGTCCATTGAACTGAGCCGTTGGATAACCACTCTGAGCTATTGACTGAAATATCGCCGTAGAAGCATTAGATAATTTTGTACCGTCAATCGTGTCGTTCCCAATTCGTGCTGCATCAATACTTCCACTTGTGATTTTAGAGGCTGCTAAATCAGGTATATCTGAAGCTGCAAGAGTTGTTCCTGAAGTTGCAACTCCTTTTGTATTAATCGTTAATTTCGTATAAGTTCCAGCACTAATTCCACTTGTTGAAGTAATTAAGTTTCCACTACCGTCAACAGTTAATCCTCCACCAGATGTAATTTGTACTGCACCTTTAGCTGACGTTGTAGCTATTGGGAGATCACTAGCAACGAGGGCTGTAGCTGCTGTAATTTGCCCAGTATTGTTAAACGTAATTCCAGAAACAGTTGCACCAGTAACGCTAGTACTAAGTGATAAAGCTCCAGCACCAGTAACACTTAGCCCAGAACCAACAGAAACACCACCAACAGCACTAGCAGTGGCAATTGGGAGATCCCCTGCTGCAAGAGCAACTGTACCTGTAATTAAACCTTGGGCGTTATAGGTAATTCCAGATCTTGTCGCTGCTGAAACTGTGTTATTTATTCCGAGGTTTCCACTTGCAACATTTATAGAACGATCAAGGTTAGAAGTATTTAATTTTGCTGGTGTAATTGTTGCATCTCTAATTTTTGTCGCACCATCTAAACCAGTTGATGAATTAGTAGATGTCTCAACTTTGTCATTTGTGATCGCTGCATTTTGGATAGCAGATGTATCACAAGCATTGTTAGCGAGTTGAGAATCCGTTACGGAATTTGCCCCAAGCTGAGTTGAAGTAATACTTCCTGAAACCAGCTTTGTCGCTGCGATACTTCCCGCTAGTTGAGCGTTAGTAATCGTTCCAGTTAATGACCCTGCTGGATAATTAGTTGCATCAGCAAGATCTAAAGCTGGAGTCGTATCGCTACCACCAAGGCTTAATGTCACGCCTCCAATATTGATTGACGAATTAGCTAATTTTGAATTTGCTATCGAGCCAGCTAATTGTGCATTAGTGATCGTTCCCGTTAAGGCAGATGTTGGATAATTAGTTGCACTTGTAAGATTTAATGCTGGTGTAGCGTTTGTTGCTCCAAGAGCTATTGATACTCCACCTAAAGATATTGATGAATTTGCTAATTTATTATTTGCTATTGACCCTCCTAATTGAGCATTGCTTATTGTTCCGCTTAAAGATGAAGTTGGATAATTTGTTGCGTCAGTAAGGTTTAAAGCTGGAGTTGCATCTGTACTTCCTAATGCAAGTGTTAATCCACCAAGACTGATACTTGAATTAGCGAGCTTTACATTTGTGACATTTCCATCAGTAATGCTATTGGTTACGACTGTGTTTGCTCCAAGGCTTGCAAGTGCTGTCCCTGGAATACTGCCAGCATCTATTAAAGCAACACCTTTTTCAACCAGTGCTTTTGCCGTAACCTTTTTTGTTTCGCTTGCCGAGGTATCGACAATGGCTAACTCATCAGTAGCCGCTATATTTGCCTCGGCTAACGAGGGTAGTTGACTGATCTGTAGGTCTGCCATTTGTTATCTACACTTTCGCCTAGTTTAGGGTGCAATACCTACTAAGTTGCGTCGTCTTCCAAGAAAAGTTTATTTCCATCTTCTTGTAGTAGGTAATCAGTAGATTCTTGTAGTAAATATCCAGGCGTTGCTCCAACCTTTAATTGGAAAGCCCCAGAAGTTACAAAGTCAATGCGTGTCTCGACTATTCCTACATTTGGAATAGTTATTGCACAGTTAGTTACTTGTCCTTCACATTCATACCAGCAATTATTTACTGACCCTGCTGATTCTCTAAACAAAAAGAATCGTCCATTAAAATCTGCGCCTTGTTGTAAACGCAATACTAAACGAGCTAAATAAGCTGAAAATTCTTGATCAGTGCTGTAATCAGGATCACTTGCAACATATCTATATTCCCATTCACAAGTCATTGATCCTTGACCTGAAATCCGTCCAGCTTCATATTGCTGACGAAATTCATCACCTAATAATTCAACTTGTACTTGTTCTCTTGTTGTAGTGAACTCGTAGTTTTTAACCCTTGCTAAAGGTCGATAAGATGTATTTCTTGCTTTTAATGAAATTTCCTTAGAACTTGATGGAGCTACCAATGTCACTGCATTACTACTTCCACCACCTACAGCATGAGCAAAAGAGTTATATAAACGCATCCCACCAACATCATCTACATGAACAAACCAGCTTCCATCTGGATAGTTATGACCATTAACTAACTGTAAATTTGATCCATCTTTTGTAGATATTTCAAGCTTATCCCCAGTGATAATGCTTCCAGAAGCAAAATCAACTGAGAATCTTTTACGACTTGTATTGACATCACTGGTATCAAGAGTCGTGGTCAACGCATACTGCAAAGAGGTACGTTGTAATTCAATAAACCCTTTTTGACCTAAGACAACAGGCATTAGATTGATACAGCCGAAGGTGCGCCATTCGCTTCAAAACTAATATCTGCTTTTAGAATTTCACCTTGGGAACTACTAATTGCTGCACTTGTTATGACACCTTCTACCGTTATGTATTTGACTGTATTTTGATAATCTTTAAAGCCAAGTTTGAATGTAGCCGTAGCTGAATCAGCAGCAATACCAGCAACACTTGATGATGTTCGAGCTTTTATGATCTTATTTAATAATGTTGTTGCTTCATTAGAACCACTGGCATCACTGTAATAAGCAATGGAACAACTGCCACTAGCACTTCTCATTCCGGCGATCAGAGTACGATCAGAGTCGCCTAAAGAAGTTGTTTCAAGAGTTGCTTGTGTAGCACTGAAAGACCAGCTTTCAACTTTGGCAGCAGCAGTGTTGCTCCCGTCTAAGTAAAGCTGTCCATCTTTACCTGAGTAAAATCCCACTGAATGTCACCAAATAATAGTTATATATAACTTATTTTAGGGTGCATCGAGGCAAGCAACAAAAGAACAAGTGACATTACTAATTCCTGGGTAGACGTTTGTTACTTTTGGAGGCTTTAAATATCTCCATTTCAGACTTGATCCTGATTCTTTTAAATAAGAAAGAAGACTTGCATTAGTAACCCCTGCTGTTGCATGACCACCGTTAAAGGTTACATAATCCCAATCAGCATTTACGTTTTCATAATTAGCAAGGATCAAAGCAGCATCAGAATCAGAGATGTTTTGGAAGCCAAGAGTCAAAGTTGCATTAACTCTTTTATTTCCATAACGCAAATGCGTTTTAGTTCCATCTAATGACTCAAAGGTATTACTTGGGTATGTTCCTGGCTCATAACTCCTTGAATTAGGTTTAACAGCAGGGAAAGCAACAGCACTAGACATGATTAATTCCTCTCAATTTTGAAATGTGTGTTTGTATCCCATCCTTGTAGGACAGTTAACTGATCAGAAGAGTTAACAGGAGCATGACTACCTGATACTTCTATTAAACCGTCTTCAGCGTAGGAAAGACTTTCAACTTTATAGATTCTATTTTCTGTTGTCGTGTTTTTAACAGTAAATAATTTCCCTGCATGAGCTTGAATACTTGATGGACTATCAAAATTAATACTTGTAGTTGATACATTCTCTGTCCCTGGCTTCCATACATAAACAGATTGTGTTCCTGTTAAATCATCCATACTGACAACCTTTCCATCAGGAGTAATTGCACCATTTCTAAATCGACTTGTATGAGTAGCTTCTGAAACTAAACGGAAATAATCACCTGGAACTAAACCAACTACATATTGAGGAGCCGTATTAAAAGAAAGACCATGATCAACTTCTTTGCGTGTTTTTAAAGCAAACATGGCAAAATCTAATGCTTGACTTTCTGAGGTACAGAAACCTGAAAGATCAAAGGTTTCTATTGGATCATCACCTGTAGCACTACCACCATAAGCAGGGAGCAAGCTTACAAGCATTGATAATGTTTCAGGGAAACCATTTGCTTTTTCTTTCCTGTAAAGCACATTGGCTTTAAAGATTTGTCTTTCTTCTGGAGATAGGAAACTGACTTTTAAATCAGCAATATTGCCATCAGTAAATAAAGCTTTCACATAGTTTTCATCACCTATCTTGCTTAAATTTTCATTGAAAATAGGTTTTTTACCTGTAGCGATATTCACCCCATGATTGATACTAAAGTCATCATTAAAAGGCAGTGTTGGAACTAAGCTAAATTTTCCTCCAATAATTGTGAAATCAAGTAAGCAATATCCAGCATGACGATGAAGAAAATCTCTTAAATTAATTTTCTCTGTAATTGTTCCATCCCAAAAATATCTATTTTTCTTGCAGTAATTAGCAGCTATTTTCATATCTTTTAGTTCAACAGAATCAGCACCAACCAAATCTCCAGCACCTAAGTTTGAGTCTGTTAATAAGGCATAAGCTATTTCTGGGAATAAATTTGTTGCTGCATCAGAACCACCACTAACTAAATCTTTAACCTTGATGCCTTTTTTAAAGTAAGCAGAAAGCTGAGTGAAATTTGTCCACTCTTTTGAACTATTTAATCTAATACCTACATAAGATAAATCACTATATTGAACGGCTTCTGGAAGAGTTGTAATCTCGTTCACGAAACAAATTTCATGTTCAGGGCCGTCTTGATGACTACATCTATCACCCTCGTATGGAGTCCAATCAGCAACTACGTCATAAGGATTTAAGTTGTCATTTAAGATACTTTCTGTCTTTTGTTCTACGTTAATAACAAGGCTATCTATACCAGGGAAATCACCTGTAGCTGGTATTTTTAATTTATCGTCAGGGTGATAACCAGTACCCATATTATTTGCATCAACAGTCCATCTTGCAGCGACTAAATCATCACCTCCTGTGACTGTTTTTTTCCATACTTCTAAATCAACCTTTAAACCTGAACCACCACCAGAAGAACCAGTAGCGTATTGAACCGCAACGCTATATTTTTGGCTTGGAGCTAAAACAGTTTTGTAATCATATTTGTCGATATAAAACTTAGTTGGATCATTATTTGGATGACCATTACCAGCATTTAAAGAAGCAACAAATTTACTTGTTACTCCATCATTAATCCAATCATTGTAGAAAGTGATATTAGGCCAGTAACCAGCACCTCTTGGCGTTCCTGTAGTAGGTGTTCCCCAGTAGCCGCTATCTCTGCTTATATCAAACCAAAGGCCCCATCCATGCCCTGCGTAATTACCTTCAGCATCATCCCATTCAACATAAATAATGACCCTATTAGCAGCATAATAATCAGTCATGCTTGGATCTAAGACCCATTCCTGTGAGCTTGGTATTTGGAACGCTCCACCGTTACTCATCCATTTATTTAAACCACTACTCGTCTTTAAAGTTTCTACTTTTCCTGTGTAATAAGTTTCATCTGGATCACCTAATTTCCACTCTGTATTATTTAAGTTTGCTGTGCTTAATGTATAACCTTCATCACCAGCAAATCTTATAACAAATCCATTTGAACTAAATGTTTCTATGTCTTGATGTTCTTCATTATTAGAAGCACTTAAAAGATTAACTCTTTGTCCAATCTTTGATTGATTTTTAGTAATATAATTACCAGGGTAAGGTTTAAATCTATATTCATATTGTTTACGATCAGGATGTGCAATAGAGATAGAATTATATTGAGTTTCAGGCGTGTTTCCTCTTACAGCAAATAAACCTGTATGGTTGCCTAAAGTATTATTTAAGTTAATCCAATTATTATTACCACCAACTTCTCTTACTTGTAATCTAAAGAAACTCATCCTAGAAGCAAATAGATCCATCTGACCTAATTGGATCTGAGTTCTATCGTTCCATGCACGATCTAAAGCTTCTTCATTAGGCTGACTATTAACATTTGCTGAGCTAATTTGTTTAAATACTTTTGATTTAAGACCTATTTCTGTGATCCAACAACTACGGCTATTTGTAACAGTACCAAGTGCTAATCGTTGGATTAAATAAATATTATATCCATCTAATAATTGTCTATTTTCTGTATTAGGTGGAACACCTCTTTGTTGATAATAAATCTTTCTACCGTTAACATCCCAAGCTTTATTATCATCATGTTCCCATCTAGGATTATCACAATGGGAAGCTAAATTACCAAAGGCATCAACGCTTCCAGATTCAGTAATTTTAAAGTGATAATGCTTTGAGCCTTCAATACTCCAAGGTGTTGATTCTGTTATGTCATAGCATTTTGCAACTGCTGTTCCGATCATGTAAGACTCACCTTTTGCAATATTTACATCAATCGTTTCTCGTATTGAGCTTGTAGCTGTATCAATATCTTCTACTCCATGAGGTGTATAACCAAATTGCTCATCGGTGTCAGCGTAAACATTCTGTCTACCAATAGGATCATCTTTTGCACCACCAAATACCTGATAGCCAATTTCACTATTTAAGTTTCCAGCATTAGTAGTTGTGGAGACACCAGCACGAATAGGCCATTTAGCAATTTCTACTTTCTTACGTTTTCTAAGTGTGTCTCTAGAGGCAGGGTTAGTTGATCCTCTTGGCGCACGAATTAACTGATAAGGCAACCTGTAATAGTTGCAATTAGGCATCGGTGCATAAAGACCGAAGACAGTTTGTGTAGAAGGGTTTCTGGTACTACTTGTAGCTTTAGATGTTGTTGGATCTCCTGATTCACTAGGAGCTTCAATAGAAAAAGGATCAGAACTTAAAATTGATTCATCTAATTCTGATTCTGAATACTTGTCATTAGTATCTAATCTGTTATTTGACTGACTACCATCGCTGAAATAAAGAGCAACTTTGCTGTTGTTATAAGAGTTAAGCAACATATCACCAATTGCATAACCTTCATATTCTGGATTTTGCTTCCCTGTACTTGGATCTGCTGTTCTATCTATTGAACCAAGGGAAAATAAAGCCATTGCCTTTAGCTGCTGTAGCTTTCCAAGGCTTAAAAGTTGTGACCATAAAAGCTGTGAATTTACCCTTACTCCACCATAAGTAACACCACCTTCTGTCCTTCTATTAGCAAAAACAAGAGGAACGATACTGCCTAATACAGCGAGTTCTTGTAGAGAGTTAAAAGCAAATTGTGGAGCAAATTTCTTATTACCTATTGCGTCTTCTGTTCTTTGAGAACCACCAGCTTTCAGTGCTTTTGGCTTTGGTGATAACAAATAACCAATCGCTGTTAAAGCAACAGCAACAGCAATTTTAGTTGTAATAGCACCAATGGTTGTTGTACCAATCTTGACTGCCATTACTGAAGCAGCCCTTATATCAGGAATTAATTCATATCCTTTCGGCCTTGATCCATCGTATGTAATTCTCTTATCTTCAAAATACCAATATTCGTCTTCACTTAATCCAAGGGCATTACAGAGTTCGACTTCCGTTGGTAATAACAACCTTCTACCATAAGGCCGTTTATGGGACACCAGTTCACCACCAACTGTCCGAATGTTTTTCTGTAGCTTATCCATCCATCCTCCCAGAAAGCAGCCATTCCATAGCAAGCATTTTCGCTACGACATAAAGCAATTGCTCCTAGTTTAGGGTGTGATTTGACTCCCCACTTATTTAATTCTTCATTAAAGATTGAATAGTCTCCTTTTTTTAGTCGTCTATACCAACTTCTTTTAGGTATTGGTGAATTTATTCCATAGTATTTAAGAACTGTTCGACATAAAGATAAGCAGTCACCAGCCCCATGTTTTACAGGATCAGCCCCTAAACGATAAGGAAGACCGATTAATTGATCTGGCCTCAACGTGCTTGTATCTGTCCTGTCACTGGTAATTCACCAACCATTCGCCTTGTTAATACTCTATTTGGTGCATTGGCTCCTACAGCATCAAGGCTAGAACTAAGTAAAACTTCAATCGTTTCAGGGTCGTAACTTAAAGAAGCTGCTAACCATTCTTCACTTGTAATTGGTGTTGTGTTTTTCTTAGCAAAAGATTCAGTCATCAAATATGTTTCTACTTTGATGTGATATTTATTAACGACTGCCTGTTGTGCGTAATTCATGCTGATTGCATTATTAGCCAAGATTAAAGAAGACTCTAAATTGTCTCCTGAACGGCTACGAGTTGCACCTTGATATAAAAAAGATAAATAGTTATGCCCATCAACTATTTGATCGTATTTACCGTTTTGAAACTTTGTAGGAGTAAACGAAACAGAACCACTTGGTTTAGTAATGGTTATAAAATTAGTTAACGCAACAAGGCTCATAATCCTAAGTTAGACCTACGGCTACGAGAGTTTCTAAGAGATGAGAGTGTACGAGCTTCACCAATAGAAGCACCTCTATTAGCAGCAGCGTTGATGATGTCAGTTACAGCAGATCTAGGTACATAATCATCACCATTAAAGTTCATCACTGGGCCTGTGTAATTGACCGTAGTAGAGCCTGAACCTGAATAACGACCCATTGCAGCTTCTACACCTAAACGACCATCTTGAGTTCTCTTTAGAGGCATGATGGCTTCGGGAGAACCAGCTTCAGCCATCAAGCCAACTCCACCTTTAGCAAATGGAAATATTGTTGGTTCATGAACAACTCCACCTTTAGCAAATGGAACAATACCGTTGCTGCCATATACATTTCCTTTTGCATTTGTAGTTCCACCACCACCAAAGAAATTAAGACCTTCAAACCAAGAGGTAAATGGTTTCATTATTTGTGTACGAACAAATATTCGAGTCATCTCTTCAATAATTGAACTAGCAAATTCTTTAAAACTAAATGTTCCTTTAGTAATAAATTCAACTAAAGAATCTTCCATTCGTTTAAATACTTTTTGCGTAGCACTTGCTATCTCTTCACTTAATTCTTTTATTGAAGCTAAATATGATTTAGCTCCATCTTTCATTCCAGCAAAGACTTGTTCAGAAATAGTAGCTAATTTCTCTGTTTCATCACCTACTTCTTTAATGCCATCTTTGCCCTTATTTAAAAACTTGTCTAAAGCTTCTTGTGCTTTTTGTAAGCGTTCAGTAAATATTTGCAAACCTGCTGCATAATCTTCATCGCTTATCTGTTTACCAAATGTTCTTTCAAAGAAATTACCCGCTTTATTAGCATCGCTTGTCTTTTTTAATTCCTCATAAGTATCAATCATAAATTGTGCATTATCAACCATATTCCGCAAAGTCTCTTCTGTTAATCTGTTGGCATAAGATTTGGTTTCAAGAGTTATATCGTTTAACGCCCTAACAGCAGTCGTAGCCATATTTTGAAACATTGCACCAATATCTGATAACGGCCCTGCAAGATTATCTTTTAATTCACTCATTGCTTGCTCTAATCTGTCTCCAGCAGTTTGTGGGGCCAATGCTAAATCCTTTGCACTTTCTCCATATTTTTCTGTTAGTAAATCTATAAAGTTCATAAAGTCAGTTAATGTTACTTTTCCACCTTCAAGTAACTTATCTAATTGTTTCGGTGTAATACTCATTGACTCAGCAAAAGTTGTAAAACTTCCGGGCAATCTTTCTGACAATTGTTGTCTCAATTCTTCCGCAGATACCTTGCCCTTACTAAATACTTGCGTTGTTGCTAATAACGCAGATCTCATATCTTCAAGGGTTCCACCTGTTCCACGAATTGCCGCAGATATGGCACTAAATGTACGTTCAGAATCAGATATTTCAAATCCAGCACCTTTAACAGAAGCGGTTAATTGAGTAAATTGTCTAATAATTACATCTTGAGGAATTGCAAGTTCTCTGCTTTTTTCTAATAAAAATTCTTGAGATTTAGTGTATCTATCAAAATCATTAATAACTAAACGCAAGGCTAGTCTTTGCTTATCTAAAGCAGCTTTATATTCAGCAATACCTCCAATTGATCTTCTCAACATTCCAACTTGCGCTCCAATTGCACCACCAGCTAAAGCACCACCTGGGCCACCTTGTATGCCACCAATAACTGCACCAATAGCACCTTCTGGGCCACCAAAAACACCAGCACCAGCTATAGCCCCTAATGTTCTAGCTGCATTGCCGAAATTTTTACTTGTATTTTTACCAGTTAAACCAGCTTTAGCTAAAGCAGCTTCAGCCTTTTGTATATCAGCAGTTAAAACCTTATAAGATTTGCCTGTTAAAGATACGTTTGCTCTTAGGTCAGTAAGAACTGCTACTTGTTGTCTTAGTTCATTTTCAGTCCTATCGCTTTGTCTTCCGAGTCGATTAGCAGCAGCCCTTAATGTCGCTATGTCTGCTGCTGTTGGCTTTGCAGTATTAGATAGCTGCTTAATACTACTTTTTAGTTTTTCAACACCTTTTAGCCCAGTAACTATGGTTTCAATTTTAAATCTTGTAGATGCAGACATTATTTATCCTTCTTGCTAAAAACGCTTAATGCAGTTCTTTCCATTGTTTGAATACCTTCCAACATGGCTCTAGCATCGTCAACTAAGTATAGACGGCAAAACCACTCTAAGACTTCATATTTTAATCCAACTACTCCTGACATTGAGACATTCCATTGTGTTGTTAGACGAGTAAACATAATAACAATCTCCCAGTTTTCCTCCCATACAACAAAATCCATTTTCTTTTCTTTCTTTGGCATACCAACAATCCCTAAAGCAATTGCATCTTCATAGGACTCATCAATTTCCTGACCACTGTTTAGCCAATATTCAGTGGCCTCTATGAGTTTTTTTCAGGTGCGCCCTTTTGCATATCAATAATTGCTTGGACTGTTCCTTTTATAAAATTAATATCGTTTAGGAAACCATCTAGTTCCTTTTTAGTAAAGACAACGTCATTGCCATCCTCATCTTTTATATCTTCCCAACCTTCTAAAACATCTTTAACTAACTGAGGATCACCCTTATCGGCAAGTTTCTCAATTTGCGTAATACCAACTTTTTTAAAAATACCAGTAAAAGATTCTTTCTTCCATTTACCACCGTCAGTTGGAGAATTTACAGTGACAGGCCATTTAATAGAAGTTACCTTCTTTTTGATTAGAGCCATTAAAAATATACATCTTACGCAACAATAACCA